TCAGGCAATAAAGAACTATCGAATAAGTATCTCCACTGCTGTGCCCCACGGTTGTAAACTTTATGTCACCCGTCTTGCCGCCTGAAGCCGCAACATTTGGAAGACCACTAATATCAGAATATTCCAAAGTATCAGAATAATCTGCGGGAAGTTGAGCCGCAATAACATTGGTAGAAGCGTTCCAGAGAATTTTGACGCCCATACCAACATTAGTAAACACAATTTTTTGAATCCGAACCCCAGTACAGGCTGTTCCGTCCTGCAAAGACGAAAGTGCCGACACATCTACTTTTGTAACAGCAGATTCGCCAGTTCCGTCGCTGGTGTTTGTACAATAAATAACAGCCTTTTTAGGACCATCTTCTACTGTGGTAGCAGTTACAGCATCCGCCATTTAATCCTCCTTTAAAAGGTTGGGGGGAATAATCCCCCCAACATTAATTATTCAAACGGGGTGGCTAAAGTGCCGTCACCGTGGAGGAAGGCTTCGCAATGCCACACAGCAGCCGTGGTTGCTTTTAGACGGATAACTCCGCCGACCAACCAGCCCTGTGCCGCTGAACCAAGATCAATGGTGTCATCGTCACTTGCATCAGGAATAAAGGTGTTGGTATCTCCAGCCGTTGCTGGATCAAAAAGCTGTGCAAAACCAGAATAAAGATCACTGGCATTGTCAGTATTGATTTGACCCGCACCAGTAAAGGTGGTTCCTACGATAAAAGTGTAGTGAAGACCCGCTGCCGCCGTTGGTAGCGTAACAACAATACCCGCTGCGCGATTAAGAGTAAAAACTGCGCCGGATTGAGTTGATTCGACACTGTAAGTAGCGTCTGTGATCGAGACTACATTGTCATACGCAGAAACGTAACCAGTGGTGGTTATATTACCACTACTATCTACATCAAGATTGGTGGTGATGGTGCCAGTTGTAGAATTAACAGAGATCTGTTCAAAACCATTTTCAGATCTAACTGGACCATTAAAGGTTGTATTAGCCATTTGGCTTTCCTCCTTACAAAGGTTTCGTTCTAGCGTCTTGTAAGAGTCTGCTGGGGCAGTCGCTAGAGCTATTTATTCCCAGAAAAACATGGGGGAGAGGTTTCCCTCTCCCCTTACGCTTTACGCGCCAGGTGAACCGAACACACAACGTGGATCAGAGTAACCGTAGCTATAACGCTCACGGGCTTTGAATCGTACATTGCCTGTATCGAAATCGCCTTCCATCTTAGTAGACATTGCCATCCGTTCAAAATGAACAAAACCGCGAGGGGCATCAGTTTTAATAAACCAAGCATCCGTGTCTGTTAGATAGTGGTTAACGACATAACCCTGCGGGAGCATACCCATGTTCCGCGAAGCGTTAACATCGTTGTCGGCAGTTCCCGGACGAAGGGTTGATTCAAGCAACCTATCTGCAACAAATTGCAGGGCAGGTGGTACAATCAACTTTTCGCCACGAACCGATACCTTGAGTCCACGCTCATCAACAAAGGCAGCAATGTCGATAAGAGCATTTTCAAGGCTGGTTTCGTTCAGGTCAGCTGCTGTGCTTGGCTCGTTACGAAGATCATTATTATTCGTAAGAGGGTGATCCGTTGCACAAAGCTCTTTGCCGTCACCGCCAGTAAACGTGCTATCAAAAGCATTATTCAACGTAGCTGCACCCTTCACCTGTTTGGTGTTGGCCATGCTACGTGCCAAAGCTTTCGTATAGCGCGAAGCTAGACGGTCATAGAGATTATCTTCAATTGCTTCTTCCGTAATGGAGAAAGCAAGAGCGATAGTCTCATGCGTATACCTTGCGGTGTACGCTTCTTGGGCATCATCAAACGAAACGGCTGAACCTTCAGCTTTCACTGGGGCTGAACCAAAACCAGAGAGCATCACCTCTTCTTCAAAGGCACGCTCTGAAGATTCAGTGTCATAGATCTCTGCTGCTTCGTTGTCGTATCTGGCATACTCAAGACCGAAAAGGGCATTGAGGCCAGGTTCTAGCTCTTTCGCTAGTTGGGCTCTACTAATAGCCATTTTTCAATCCTCCTATACGCCAGTGGTTGAAGGAGTACCAGCTGCAATAGCACCGTTGTTGCTATTGAAGTGGTTATTCAACCGTACAATTGCCCCGATACCAGCTGCCGAAAAATCAGCATTTTCTGGATCATCGACCCAACCCACTATACGCATTTGCAGAGCAGCTGTGGTGGCAATCGTACTGATCGCAAGGCGACCTAACGAAACACCAGTAGCGTCTGTTCCTGTGATAGCAGTTGAGAAGTTAGCATTAGCAAAAACTGCGGCACGAGCCGTAGCTTTACTTGTCCACGTAGCATCCGTTGCAATTACATAAAGCTGCATTGGATCATCGTTGACATACGCTTTTACCGGGTGATTGGAATCTGCCCCAGAACCGGGCCAGTAGTTACTCCAAACAGTTTTTCCAGTGGTACTCGATACATACTCACAACCTTGAAATACACCAAGCAAACCAACAGTTCCACCAGCAGCCGCTCCAGGAGCGTCAATGTAGCCAGTAGCAAGAGGTATCACAGGCTCGCCATGATACAACTTATTGGTATTGCCGTTTGCAATTTCATACGCGGAGTATTGGGTCATACCAGTGGAATTAGCGGCTCCGCCCTGTTTGCTCAAGGGACGAAGACCAAAGCTTCCATTAGAATTAGCCATTTTCTTCTCCTAGTCCTGGTTTTCAGGACCTCCAAAAGTTACACGAGATTGCCTATCAGGTTTGCTAATAGGCATAGCGGGATGTTGTTCACGAGCTAAGTCGTTATCAACCGCCGCCATTTGATTGCGAGTCATGCCTTGATAATAATCATTGCGTTCATCGACAATCTCAACCGGAACTCTTGCAAGTAAAAGACCACCTACACCTATAACACCAGCGTGCTTACCATCTTCGATGGTCGGAATATCGAAATCAGGATATTCATCACCACGTACCAGTTCCCATCCCTCACGAGATCGTGCTGCTACGTTTTTACGGTCATCAAAACCCATAACTTCGGCCCGTATCCAACGATGTTTGTAACCCTCTGGAGGGGGTGGTGCGTCCAACATGGACGGTGGCTTCCAAGGTTCCCTGCGTGCTTGCCTTGCACGAGTTTGATTGGCTCTTGGCGTTCTCGTAGACTCTTGGCGAGTTGTGTTCTCAGTAGTCATGGTTAGTCCCTCACATATTTTGCATATTCTTCAAGTGGCACATTAAGCCTCTTCGCAATAGCAACTTGTGAGGCGGTTAACCGCACAGTTTTTCGTCCACTTCTATTGCGGGATTTGGAAGACTCAGCCGACGCGACTTTTCTCCCCCCGTTAGACTTAGGATTAGATTCAAATTTCTGAGGAAATTCGTTTCTCATCCTTTTGTCAAGTTCATCGTAGTAGTCATTTGAGGTAGGGTCAAAGCCTTCATCCTCAATTAAACGTCTATGTACCCCAAAAGCGGCATATGTCATAACCTCATCTTCACCAAACCATTCATTTTTAGAGGCCCATTGCTCTGCTTTAGGGTCTGCTTGAACGGGAGGTTGAGGAGCCGCAGGTTGTGGTGGTGCTTGTTGAGGAGCCGCAGGTTGGAGTTCTTGTTGAGGCGTTTTAGCTACATTCACCCTAGATCTTTCTAAGGAAAGCTGTGAAAGAGCTTCTTGTGCATCCACAATTTTATCAACATCACCTACTTCGTGGGCTTCTTTTAAAGCTTTCTTTGCAGAATCCAGTTGAGAATCAACTCTACCCTCGAATTGCTCTATATACCCTTTATCCAGGTTATCAAGACGAGTTTTTAAGTTTTCATTTTCTTTACGAACATTCTCAGCAAACTCTATGGCCGTCTTTTTTTGACGTTCTTCTTCCCTAAATCGTTTGGTAAGATCATTAATTCTACCCTTGACGTTAGAACTATATTCTTCAAGTTCCTCGTTTGAGGCACTAACTTTTTCAGAAACTACCTCTTCTTCAGAAGAAACTTCTTCCTCAGAAGAAAGTCTAACGTCCGTAGATTTTTCTTCGGCGTCACCAACATCAATAGTGGGTTCGTCTAATTCAGGTGGCATGGCTTTTCTCCATGGTTTCTTTCTTCTTTCTGGTTAAACATGCTTTATGTCGTCAGGTTCTAGGATAGTCGCAATAACTTCGTCGTCATTTATGATACGAACTTCGCCACCATCAATCTTAAATCGAGCACCGGCATAACGCCCTATGCAAACCCAATCACCTTCTTGGCACCACGGGTTGTGAGGTTCTCCAAATTTAGATTTATCCTTATAAGCCAAAGGTCCTACCCGGAGAACGTAAGCAACAACCGTGGCTAAAGCCTCACGGTCTATGACAGCGTCTGGGATGTGAACACCCCCGTCTGTCATTGCCTTACCCATATAAGGCATAACTAAAAGACGCCAGCCTGTCGGTTGCGGAAGGCGTTCTTTAAGGTTTTTCTCTACAAGAGAAGGATCTAAAACTTTTTGATTTTTTTCAACATACGCAGAAGCTACTGCGGCATTTTTCGACGCTGCGACGTGGTCGGGCACGTATAAGGTTTTGGTCATTCTTCCTCCGAAGATTGCAAGAGATCCTTAATCTCTCGTTCAGCAAATTCTAACCCACTAAGCTCTCCAATGAGTTGCTTATACGATTCCATATCTTTCGGGGAACCGTGCAGGATAGCATCCTGTGTTAATTCTATGCGTCCTTGTATACTCTTTAATAACAAATATGCAAAGGTCGTTGGGTCTGCCATTAATAACTACCGCTAAATTTCTTTCCTTTAACCGCTCCGCCTTTAGCGTACTTTATAGGGCCGCGTTCAGTAAAGCCCATTCCGCCTTGTCTGTAACCCAGATCATCTTTACTTTCGTCATCTTCTATTTCGTCAGTTGATGAACCTACATAATCAATGCTGCCTGGGCCGCTTTCTCCGTAAACCGTTGTAAAGCCTCTTGTTATGCCTTCGTCTTTTGTAGTTTGTTTTTCAATAACATTGTACCCATCGGTTTCTCCATCACCGTCCCTGTCAACTGGAACAACGGTTCCATCAACTGATCTAGCATATTCGTCTGCTTCAGACCGTTTTGTATATGTTACACCTTCAGGCATCAGAATGTTCCTTTTCCGCCGTTATTATTAAAATGACGAGCACGAACCTGGTTCTCAGTACTCTTGATCAAAGTACTATCTTCTGAATGCTCTTCCTTGTTCCGCATCAGGGGTTTCATTGACCCTATGCTTATAACCATAACTGAACCGCCTTTTTTATAACCGGCCATGTCATTCATCATACTTGCTTTATTCATAAGACCACCCGCTTCCTTTCTGGACATATCCATTTGATCAGACATTTGACCAATCATACCGCCATCCCTATACCCAGATTTCATCTTTGCATACGCTTTAGGGCTAACAGTGCTTTTACTTTTAGGACGAGATGTTCCCGCCTTTTTACGCTTGTTTATATTCTCAACTAAAGACATTAGCATTTCCACCTTTTTCTGGCCTGTCTTAAACGGCTATTTGGATCTTTAGCCGCTTTTGGAAACTTTTTCATCTGACCAGCGGATCGAGCGCAGTAGGACTTTCTGCGTTTAGCCGCCTTGCTTCCTTTTTTAACCTTACCCGTAACCGCTGTTTTAAGCTTAGAACCAGGGTTCGCTCTACGATGAGCAGCAACACCTTTCTTCGTCATTCCAGCACCTTTGCTGGTTTTGCGGTAGTTGGCGCCTTTACCCTTGGTAGTGCGTCTTATGGGCTTTTCGCGTTTCCTAGCCATTTTGTTTCACGTGAAACATTACTGTTTCTCACTATACAAGTTGTCAAAGGTTACAGATGGGTCCATGTAGCTTCCATCTGATTCTGCACTATGTGTCCACTGACTAGGCTTAAAGTCAGGAGCACCTTCGCCTGTTTCCCACAAGGCTGGACTTGTTGTCCTAACCCTGTTGTTTGGTAATGCTATAATGTTTCCTGTCCATTTGCCAGCATCAGTAATCTCAATAACATGACTTTGTTTGTGCTGCGCGGGGTCATCCGCTATATCTGACCCTGTATAATCAACAGTAAACATATATTTACCCGTATAAAACTCACCATCAATTTTACAAATCCAAGGGCTAGAACTCGTTCTATCATACTGTATGACAGAATGATCTCTGGAACTGCAATCCCAAGGTTGCGCGTGGTGCGTTACCATTCTTTCTGGCCATTCCTCCAACGGAGTGTCTGCTACAAGGGCTGTAATCGGCATTCTAGCCCACATAGCTCCTCCGTGAACATTTTCCTCTTCCGTACCATCGCTTTCACAACCAGTAAAAATAAGCTGAAAGCTTAAACAACGATCTGGAATTGTGTTAACCGCAATCGCCATAGCATGAAGATACTCTCCATGATATTTCTCGTGGTTATGCGTAAACTCTCGTCGCACCCAGCAATGAAAATGCGGGATGTTGCTTTGCAAATAAGGCATTAATAATGCTTAACAC